AACATCATGAGCCTTGTGATATATTTGATTTATGTATTCGGAGCATTTTCGCTCTACATGCTTTGGGTGCTAGGGCTTACGGCTTTTGTTGAAGTCATTGTTCCGTGGCTGACGTTTGTGGCAGTAATTTTTGCACCACTGCTTTGGACTCTTCGTAAGGATTCGAAATGATGTCACTATTTCTTTACTGTGCTCTTGGTGTAGCTCTAGCCGCAAGCGGTGTTAGTGTACTTGATAAGCCTTGGCAATTCTTGGTAATCATGGCCATTGTTGTTGCAATCGATCATGTCCGTTGAAAGACTTAAAATGAAACAGCGTGGATTTACTCTCATTGAAATGATGATTGGGATTGTCTTTATAATCACTATTGGATTGATGGTGATTGGTGTGACTAATGGTTCGACACAAGGTAACACAATCAGTTGGGGCGTCAACGGCATGACTGAAATGCGTTGCATTGATGGTTACAAGTTTGTAGTCGGTGATCGTGGTCAAGCCCGTCAAGTAATGGACGAGTTTGGCAAAGGTGTCAAGTGCGAGACAGCGAGTGTTCCCAATGGGATCCGATAAGGCATTCTTTGGTACAGTGTTGGCCATGCTGGCTCTGTTTGCAGGGCATCCGGGTTGGGCATTCTTGATATTTTTGATTGGGGTAATGTAATGAGCGTCTGGGTTGTGCTAAACATCTTCTTTGCGTGGCTCATGCTGAAGTGGGCCAAACGTGATTTTGACAATGGGCATAACACTCTAGGTTGGATGAACATTGTGTTCAGTGCATGGAATGCCGCAGCCGCAGCCAATGCAATTTTCTAAGGATCAGTATGTGGATTTTGATTTTTATGACAGGAATGACCGTGGCAACGATTGAAGGTTTTGCTGAACACGATCGTTGTTTTATTGCTTCCGAACAGCTCAAGCGATCTGTTCCTGAGCTCAAGTGGGTTCGTTGTGTAAAGGTGGAAAAATGATCTACGAAATTTGGGATGGTGATTTGTTTTTGTTCACTGTGGACGACAGCTTCGAAGCTGACATTCAAGCTGAAGCAGGGTTTACAGTAAGAGAGGTTTCCGCTAGAGCATAAAAACGGTTGGCTCCGGCTCTAGTGTTTACGACAGGCACTTCGGTGCCTGTCTTTTTGACTTTTGTCGGCGGTAACTATATACTGCTACAATGTCTGCAAAATACATGACTATAATCTTGGGTAAAACTGATCCCTTGCCCTTGAAATTTAAAATTAAAAACTCGCCCATTGCCCGCCTCTGGGTAGATCGAATGGAAAATCGGCACTCCTGGTCCATGGATCACCCTGACAGATTCTACGGGTTTGACTCTGTTGATGACGAAAAGCAACGTGCCGTGAAAATGATCCAACAGTGTATCGATACAATCAACAGCTATGAACCTATTATTCAGCGTCCATTTGAATACACACAGGACTGCTTAAACTATCTACATCACATATTTGAAGTATATCACGGGCTACTAGATCAACAGACAGGAGAGTTCTGGCAACATGCTCCTAATCCAGTTCGCCGTGCTCTAGCAGAACTAAACCTAGCAGTACATCGATGTGAAACTGCTAATCGAGGTTCTCAACCGAGATTTGTTTGTACTTGGTTTGGTATGCCCAAGTTGCATAAATTAGATCCTGAATTACAAGCTGCCTATGGTAGTTGGAAGATAGAGTTTGGCACAGTGTATTTGAACTATTGCGAAATAGGCAAAACAGTTGAGGACCTGTTCCAGGACAATGATAAGTACATCGCAGACGAAGCGTTCAAGCCCTTTAGTCATTACAGTGCTGACTTCAACGTGCAATTCCACGATCGAAACCTAAGCGAAATATACGGCAAAGTTCAACGCTACATTGATCAACATCAAGACTTTTTTGTTGCACACAGCATCACAAGTGTGTATAATATCAAGGCACAGCCACTGAGATATCCCGTTGCTGATTTACTATACAACGGCAACCGAGAACAATTATTGAAAGAGATTGCACAACGGCAGTGGGTGCAACAAGTTATTTTAGAATGAAACAGGCAACCATAGTTATCAAGGACGAAGTCAACATCAAGATCGAAGGACTTGATTTGGACTGTCGCAAAAAATTAGTAAACACATTCAAGTACGATGTGCCGTATGCACGATATTTGCCAGCAGTGCGTTTAGGACGTTGGGATGGCAAGGTCAGTTACTTCCAGCTAGGCGGATCAACATTTACAAACTTGCTGCCTGAGATACTGCCTATCTTGGAGCAGTACGACTACGACGTTGATTTAGATGATCAACGCGACTATTCCAACACCTTTGACTTTGACGAAGTAGAAGAACATCGTTGGGCATACAAAACATGGCCCAAAGGGCATCCTGCAGAAGGACAGCCTATCATGTTGCGCGACTATCAAGTTGAGATTGTTAACAACTTCCTAAAGAATCCGCAGTGTATTCAAGAAGTGGCCACAGGCGCAGGCAAAACAATCATGACTGCTACCCTGAGTGGTGCTGTGGAAGCCTATGGTCGAAGCATTGTGATTGTGCCCAACAAGGACCTGGTGCGACAAACAGAAAAAGACTATCGCAACGTAGGACTAGATGTAGGCGTTTACTTTGGTGATCGCAAAGAGCACGGACACCAGCACACTATTTGCACATGGCAGAGTCTCAATGTGCTGATGAAAAACACCAAAAACGGCACTGCTGACATTACCATCCAGGACTTCATTGAGGGTGTTGTATGCGTCATGGTAGACGAAGTACACATGGCCAAAGCAGATGCTCTCAAAACACTGTTGACCAGTATCATGGCAAAGATTCCTATTCGCTGGGGGCTCACAGGCACAGTGCCCAAGGAAAAGTTTGAAAGCCAAGCACTGTTGGTCAGCTTGGGTCCTGTGATTGGCAAACTGTCGGCCAACGAACTACAACAACAAGGTGTACTAGCACAGTGTCATGTTAACATTGTGCAGCTCATGGACCATGTAGAGTTTGCAGACTATCAAAAAGAACTAAAATACTTGTTGGAAGAGTCAGGCAGACTGGATGCTATTGCTGCGCTGGTCCGCCAGGTAAACGAAACAGGTAATACCTTGGTGCTAGTAGATCGCGTGGCAGCAGGGCATGCACTGGTGGAACGACTGGGCGAAAAAGCAGTGTTTGTATCGGGTGCAACCAAAGGTGCAAAAAGACAAGAAGAATATGATGAAGTGGCTGAAGCAACAGATAAAATCATTGTGGCAACATATGGAGTGGCTGCTGTTGGTATTAACATCCCCCGTATTTTTAATTTGGTTATGGTTGAAGCTGGTAAAAGCTTTACTAGAGTCATTCAGTCGATTGGCCGTGGCATTCGTAAAGCGGAAGATAAAGATCATGTGGAGATCTGGGACATAACCTCAACCTGTAAGTTTGCCAAGCGACACCTGACCAAACGCAAGGCCTACTACAAAGAAGCCAACTATCCGTTTACACAAGAAAAGCTAGACTGGATGAAGCTGGCTTGACATATTGAGTACAATACTGTATATTACAACATATGAGAATATTAACCCTAGACAACGAAACCTATGACTTAGATCATTTACCTGAAGAGATAGATGACATGCGCTTTGCTATCTTAGACAATAGCAACCCAGCAGACCCTGACTATCACTTTATTCCATTGATCTTCCTAGAGAGTTTTAACTCGCCTGCCTTGGTGCTACGCATAGGCAAGAACACTATTCGCATGCCCATGGACTGGCAGGTCCTGATTGGAGAACCAGACATTGGTGATTTAGAAGTACTGCCACTGACCAGCATCAACGATCGTGGCTTCAAAGTATTTCAGTTCAATCCACTAGGCAGTTTCCGCCCTAGCTTTCCTGACATTGAAATCTTGGATGTGTATCATGAAGTGTCGTGGTATGCTCCTAAACTAAAGAACGGACAGATGTTGGCAGTGCCGATCACAGACGGAGAGAATCCTGACTGTGTGTACTTTGTCAAAGACGTAAGTCGCAACTGCGAGATTGTAGATTACAACAAGGCATGGTGATATGAAAATCAAATACGACATTCATGACATCGGCGGGGAAGTTGTCAAAGACAACGAAACATACCTGCTGAAAGATAACAAGACGCTGAAGAATCTTGTGCTGAGCTCCACTAAACTGTATCGTGGTCAAAGCACACGTGGCCACAATCATGCAGGCCAGGAAGAAGTTTACTTTTTTGTACAAGGTACAGGAGTAATGATCGTGGACGAAGAACGTTTTCGCGTCAACCCTGGCGACATTGTACTGATTCCCGATGGCGCATTTCATCGAGTGATCAACGACGGCGAAATGAACCTTGTGTTTAACTGTGTGTTTGACGGCAAAAGGAACCACTGATGGGCACTCTAACTCCGGGCGCAACTTACATCTACGAACGAGCAGACGGTCGTATCTATGCTCGAGAGTTTGGTCACACTGAACGCAAACTAGTGGGTTACGATAACCAGCATCAAGGATCTGCTGAACGCAGATACCTCATGACAGAAATGAACTCAGTGCTGACCATGTGCGAGCAACACCCGGACATGAAAGACTTGCTGGACAAGTTGTTTGTGCTGTATAATCTAAGAAAAACACATGAGTGATAAACTAAACATTGCTAATGAAATGCGTATGTTTGACCGCAAGGTCAGAACGTTCTGGGATGATCTCACAGACGAAGAACGCAAGAAGTTTGCGCCTTTCTTGATGATTCGTTGGGGTTCAGCAGTAGAAGGCAGTCGCGAACTACAAGAGTTCTATGTGATTGCCACCAACGAGCGACTCAACAAGCACTTCTTCAGCTTTAACTCCACACGGCACAAAAAGCTACAGTGGCTGCTGGCAACGACTGTAAGCCCAGACCTAGGATCATTCAAGCACAATTGGATTGCGCCCAAGAAGAAAGAAAGCGGCGGAGCCATACGCAAACAGTTGGCCGAGCTATTCCCACACTACAAAGATGATGAGCTAGATTTGCTAGCCAGCATGACAACCAAAAAAGAACTAGATGAGTATTTGCGCAAGCATGGAACAGACTCAAAGTAAATTTGTCTGCGAGTTTTGTAAAAAGTCTTTTGTTCGTGAGAGTTCTATTATCTCACACATGTGCGAACCCAAACGTCGTAGGCTAGAAAAAAGTGAGCGTGGGGTTCAGCTAGGCTTTCAAGCGTTTGTGTTGTTCTACAGAACACTCAAACCCACTGCGGTCAAAACATTTGATGACTTTGCTGACTCTCCGTACTACAAAGCCTTTGTGAAGTTTGGACGCTACTGTGTAGACATCCGAGCAATCAATCCAGCACGTTTTATGGAATGGTTGTTGAAGCAGAACAAAAAGATTGATCGTTGGTGCTCAGATCAAATCTACACAGAGTATCTCCTGTATTACTTGTTGGTCGAAGCAGTTGACGATGCTCTAGCTCGTGCTGTAGAATACAGCATTGATTGGAATGAAAAAACAGGGCACCCGGCACACGACTGCTTGCGTTACGGCAATGCCAACGCACTGTGTTATGCTATTACCACAGGACGTGTGAGCCCTTGGGTGATCTATAATTCAGAGTCAGGTCAACAGTTCTTGAGCAACTTGGATCAAGGACAGATTGGTTTAATCTGGCCATATATTGATTCGGACAAATGGCAGCACAGGTTTGCTGATTCATCAGAGGATCAACAGTATGCTAGAGACATTTTAAAAAAGGCAGGATGGTAATATGATCAAAGGTATCAACGGCGGCTACGGAGTTCAAGTCAGCGGCGGTTTCATGAACTGGCCTAGTTTTTACAATACACCGAGCGCAACTGGCAATACGCTGATAGGACAACTTCGTTACAATGGCTCGAGCCAGAACTTGGAAGTCTATGACGGCAACACTTGGTTGATGGTGGGCAGTTCTTACCCTACAGTCGAACTCAGCGGCGAAGTGCAGTCTATTGTAAACTGGGCTAGAATGAAAATGGCAGAAGAAGCACGTATTCGAGAGCTTGCGGACAAACATCCGGCAGTAGCAGAAGCATTGCGAGCAGTTGAACAAGCTCAAGAACAAGTCAAGATTGTAGCAGCACTAGTAGACAACGCATGAACTTGTTTAACCAGTTGTTCACAGGGGTTGACGTTCCTACAAAAACATGTGGAATGTGCCTAGAAGAAAAACCCCTGGGTGCATTTGGTCGAGACGGTGGTGCTAACTATCTTAGATACGAATGCAAAGACTGTGCTAAGAAACAAGCCAAACTGCTTAAAAAGATTAAACAGTCTGTTGCCCCGCCGCCCAAAGACCATAAGTGTCCCATATGTAACAGGACAGAGGAAGAAGCTCGTGGGCAGAACATCAACAGGAACAGACAAATCTGGTGCGCAGATCACGACCACGAAACAGACCAGTTCCGTGGTTGGATCTGTCACAAGTGTAATCTAGGCCTGGGCAATTTTGCTGATGATAAAGGGCGATTGCAAGCCGCTATAAAATATTTGGAAAATCATGAGCGCAGACATTGACATTGACATGCCCGACAGGGACGCATTGCTGAAGCTGATTCAGCATGTTCCGGCGCGACTAGAAGTCGACGGGCGTGTTCGCCGGCACAATTCAGGCGTGTATGTTACAGAAATTCCTAGAGATCCAATCAATGGATGTGCCAGTATCGATTACGAGTCAGCAGAGCAACGTGGCTACTTCAAGATCGATTTGTTGAATATGAGCGTTTACAGTTTGGTTCAAAGTCCTGAGCACTATGAATCTATGTTAAACGCAACACCTCCATGGTCTCGGCTATGGACTGATGAACCCTGGGCCTCTCAGCTGGTGCATGTGGGCAATTATACTGAATTGCTGCGGCAAATGAAACCAGATTCGATACCTAGGATGGCTGCTTTTATCTCGATTATTCGCCCAGGCAAAGCACATCTACAAAGAAAGCCCTGGGCAGAAGTGTTTGCTAGTGTATGGGACGGCGACGATAGTCGCGGATACACATTTAAGAAAAGCCACGCAGTTTCCTACGCGGCTTTGGTAGCGTTACATATGAACTTGCTCAATCAATCCGTCGAACCAGCGTAATTGACTTTCGCTTGGTTTTCTTGCGAGTAATATCGCTAAGGCTGCACACGGGACCGTGCAGTATTTCGAGATCTTTGTTTGAAAATGTTCGCAGTGTGTGGCGGAAACGGTCCCATTCCCCGCGCAGAAAAATGTTAATGGGTATGCTGTGATTGCTTTCCCACCACCATGTAGTGGCCAAATCTAAAAAAGCAATCTTGTCTTCCTGGCTAAGCACAGCCCCAAAGTCGTAGATTGTTGTCACAGTATCGTCGCGATTCTGCACTATCCCCACGTATTCGTTGTTGGCATAAACGCACAGCGTTATAAAGGGGTACTTTTCTGCCAGTTTTGTAAAAATATCACTGCCCATAAATATCTATATGTATTCCACCACCGTGTACTTATACCAGCAAATCACCAAAGTATTATTGATTGACACCAATGGTGGCTATTTCACAGCGAGGTACAATCCAGTGTACGCAAAATATCTAACCATAAACAAAGGCGTGGACAACGTACTTTTGTTTGAATTTATCAATCAAGATCAGAAGCCAGTAAACGTTACTGGCAGCGAATTTGTGTTCAGACTAATCAGCCAAGACGGATCTGAACTGTTGCTGAGCAAACAAATGGAAGTTCTCAGCGCCAGTACAGGACGAGTCAAAGTAGTACTAACCACAGAAGATACCATAAACTTTGAGGCTCAACCTGCTAGTTACAGTATCCAACGAAACCAAGGAAACTATCAACAAGCTGTGTTTGTAGACGACAATTCTGGTGCTCGCGGCGACGCTAACATTGTAGATTCAGTGTACCCAGAGTTCCAAGACAGTGCTGACCTGACCATTCCTACCATATATGGTCCTAACTCTTGGCCACAGAACCCTCCCAGTGGTTGGCCGGACTGGGCGTTGACCCCGCAGCCTGTGAACTTTGTGCAGCAAACAGAATTTTATTCTAGCCACATACCCACAAACGGTGCCAGTTTGACCACAATCAAAATGGATCTTACACACTACACTGGTACCATCAAAGCACAAGCAGCTCAAGACTATGAAGCTCCTTGGTATGACGCTACTGAGTCCACTCAGTACCTAAATCACACAGGCCCAGTCTATCTCAATGTACCAGGCTTCCACCCGTTGCTGCGTGTGGCATTTAACCAAAGCCAAGGGCAAGGTGCTCAAGCCACTGCAACGGTAGTCAATGGGGTAGTCACAGGTATTACTGTTCAGAACCCTGGCCAAAACTACATTGCAGCACCCAATGTTATTATTGTAGGCAACGGTGCTGGTGCCCGTGCTGAAGCCAGTTTGGCCAGCGATGGTGGTTGCGGCCCTATTACCGTGATTGACGGTGGTTCGGGCTACTTACCTATGAACTTCGGCGGAACAATCTTGGCCAATGTTATCATTAACAACGGTACTGTCTCCAATCTAATGTACCGCTGACACAAAGTCTGCTATAATTACAAGATGCTTGACATCTTGAATTACTTGCCGGCAAAGAGAAAATCCAGTCCCAGTGGCTGGATAAGTTTCAATGCTGTGTGCTGCCATCACAGCGGACAAAGTCAAGATCGTCGTCAACGCGGCGGTATCAAAATCACAGAACAAAGTTGGAGCTACCACTGTTTCAACTGCGGATTTACTGCTAGCTTTCAGCTGGGTCGCACAGTTGGTTTCAAAGCACGCCGACTCATGGAATGGATGGGCGTACCAGAACGTGAAATTGAAGCACTGACTATTGAAAGTCTGAGGCACAAAAACATACACGGTATTCTGGATGAACGTCAACGAATGTTCAATGTGCTACAGGGCATCACATTTGAAGAACGTGAGCTGCCGCCGGCAGCAGAATTGCTGACACCCGAGCATGGTAAGTTTTGGGAATACGCTAGAGAACGCTGTGTGCCCGAAGACTTTCCGCTGATGACACAGATAAGAACAGATGGTGTTCATTGGACTAGGCCCAGCGTGATTGTGCCATTTACGCATGACAATAAACTAGTGGGCTGGACTGCTAGATTTATTGATGGTAAGTCGCCCAAGTTCATCTCAGACAGTCAGTCAGGATATGTGTTTGGTATAGACCAGCAGCCCGAAGATTGGCAGCATGTGTTTGTAATGGAAGGCATCTTTGATGCGCTGTCAGTAGGTGGTCTAGCAGTGATGCACAATGACATCTCAGATGCCCAAGCAAGACTTATTCGCAGTCTCGATCGTCAAGTCACTGTGATTCCCGATCAAGATCGCGCAGGTTTAGAATTAATTGATCGAGCAGTGGAACTGGGTTGGGCAGTGAGCATACCCAACTGGGAAGACTGCAAAGACGTCAATGATGCTGTGAAAAAATACGGGCGACTTGGTACCGTATTGAGTATACTTGAAGCACGAGAAACCAGTAAAATTAAAATAGAGCTAAGGAAAAAACATCTTGTTAAAAGACTATTCAGTTGACGTTCAAAGACTGTTCCTGGAAATGATGCTGGAAGATGCACAGAGCTATGTGCGTGTACAGAACATCTATAATCCAGACAACTTTGATAAGAACATACGCAAGGCAGCGGAGTTTATCAAAGAGCACAGTGCCAAGTACAGCACATTACCAGATCGCGCACAGATCGCCGCAGCAACAGGTATCAAGCTACAACCAGTTACAGATCTCAATGAGGGTCATTACAACTGGTTCATGGAAGAGTTTGAAGCGTTCACCAAACGACAAGAACTAGAACGTGCTATTTTAAAGGCAGCAGACTTGCTGGAAAAGGGCGAGTTTGAGCCAGTGGAAAAATTGATCAAAGACGCTGTGCAGATCTCGCTGACCAAGGACTTGGGTACAGACTTTTGGGCTGACCCTGAAGGCATGTTTACCAAGTACTTTGATGCAGGCGGTCAAGTTTCGACAGGTTGGCCGCAGGTCGATAGATTGCTGTACGGTGGTTTCAGCCGCGGCGAATTAAACATCTTTGCAGGTGGCTCAGGTTCGGGCAAGTCATTGGTTATGATGAACATTGCGCTGAACTGGGTGCAAATGGGCTTGCATGGTGTTTATATTAGTTTAGAACTTTCAGAAGAACTAACAGGCCTGCGTACTGCGGCCATGTTGACTGACATGTCAACAAAGGATATTCGCAAGGACAAGGGCACAGCAGCACTCAAAGTCAAGATGGTTGGACGCAAGGCAGGTAGCTATCAGGTCAAAGCACTGCCAGCACAGAGCAACATCAACGACATCCGGGCGTTCTTAAAAGAGTATCAGATTAAAACAGGACACAAGGTCGACTTCATGATGGTGGACTATTTGGACTTGTTGATGCCTGTGAGTGCGAAAGTCAGTCCCAACGATTTGTTTGTCAAAGACAAGTATGTTTCAGAAGAACTGCGTAACTTGGCCAAAGAACTGGGTATCTTGCTTGTAACAGCTAGTCAGTTGAATCGATCAGCTGTGGAGGAGATTGAATTTGACCACAGTCATATTTCGGGCGGTATTTCAAAGATCAACACAGCAGATAACGTGTTTGGTATCTTTACAAGTCGTGCTATGAAAGAGCGCGGCAAGTATCAGATTCAGTGTATGAAGAGTCGTAGTTCTACAGGTGTGGGTCAGAAGATTGACTTGGAATACAACATCGATACTATGCGTATCACAGACGCTGGAGGAGAAGAGCAGGACACATTCCGTGGCGGCCCCAAACCCAGTGTCATGGATGCTATCAAAGCCAAGTCAACCGTGGCATCGGGGGAAGAAAAGCCTGCTGTGTGGGAAAGACCGCAGGGCGGGACACACGCTTGGGACAAGCCTATGGCACAAGCCGACGGCAGTAAAGTCACAGCTGACGTACAAAGCGCCAAGCTCAAGCAGTTGCTGGGGCAAATCAAATCATCATGACATGTATTGATGCATTTAAAAATCTAAATGTTGCCAACTTTCAGGGACAATTAAAAGTAAGTCCTTGTTGTGCTATGCCTACTAAGAATACAACTACGGTTGATTTTTACAGCAATGCATACTTGGTAAAAATACGTGATCATTGGGCACAGAATATTTGGCCTTCAGAATGCAAAAACTGCAAGAATCAAGAGCAAGCAAATTTGCCAAGCAGGCGCCAAGGTTCAAACAATTGGTATGCTGAAAGAAACATCAACGACACCCAAGTAGAATTAATTAGACTAGATTATTGGGTGGGGGATACATGCAATCTTGCTTGTGCTATTTGCGGTCCTAGCAACAGCAGTACATGGAAAAAAGAATTAAAAATACCTGTATCTAGTAGCCCAGCAGTGGTTAATAAATTTTGGAGAAATTTGGATTTATCTTCTCTAAAGTCAATTCATTTCCACGGTGGCGAGCCTTTGCTAAGCAAAGAACATGTTGAATTTCTGTTGGCTGTGCCCAACAAACAGCAAGTTGAAATAACCTACAATACCAATGCCACTGTAAAAGCTGGTCAAAGTCTTTTAGATCTTTGGAAAGAATTTCGTTTGGTAGTGTTAGATTTTAGCATCGATGACATTGGGAAAAGATTTGAATATCAACGATATCCTGCATCTTGGGACAAAGTGGTTAAAAACATGAATTGGTACTTGAGCGCTGCTCATCATAACACTATGTTCAATATTAACACCACTGTTAGTTGGTTAAACCGTTGCTCATTGTCTAGTCTAGACGAATGGGTCAGCAAAAATTTTTATGTCTCTCGCTTTGGAGACCCAATACAACACCGAAAACAATTTGCAGCAGGTCAACTCGACATCAATCAAAACTTAGAGACTGTAAAAAAATATCTAAACGACATTGACAGTAGAAGAGGGACTAATTGGAGAGAAACGTTCCCGGAACTAGTCGATTATTGTCCTGGCCAAACAGGTGCGTCTGATGTATGAACAGTGAGTCCTAGTAGACCACTGTAGCGTACCTTGTCTGTTCTGTTCCAGCCTTCGTGCCAGGTGTAGTGACCATTTTGATGCCACCAACCGTCGCCAAACCCTGTGGTCATTCTAACTGGTTCTTGACGATCTTCTGTTTTGTAAAAGTATGTGCTGAGATCAGGATTGTCTGAGGCACTGAAGTAAACCATGCCTGTAGCAATCAACAGTCTGTAGTCGGTATGAATGTCGTTAACAAAGCCCGGCATGTCTCTTGTGAACTCAATATGAGTTTGACTACGCTTAAACATAGTATCGCGATCCATGCCCCAAGCAACGTCGGTGCCGGGATAATTGTCGTACATCCAATCAATGGCTTGGCGTTTGAATGCTAGACTAGAGAAGTAACGACTGATTTGTACCAGTGCCTTGTTTTCCGACTTGGGTTGTAACACTTTGTATCTCGTGCCCGGCCAAGGATTGTGTCCAACTGGAGCCACATCGCCGTGCGGCTTCCACTCTTCGTTTTCTAATTCAGCAATGATTTGGCTGTAAGTGAATGGCATATCTAAGTACAGCTTGCTGACAAGATATCGTATGGGAGTGAAAATTGTTGAGAGTTCTGACATATCATACATATTTAAGGTTTAATGGATTGACACAATGGAAAAAGACAAAGGGTTATACTGCGTTTGGGCTGATACAGGGCTGGCATTACATAATTCGGGACGTTGCTTGCTGTGTTGCCACAGTCAAACCTATCTACGTGACCCTGCAGACCAGGAAATTTTCTTAGATACACACACTGTTGAGCAAGCCTGGAACAGTTCTACCCGCCAACAGATAAAACAGGATCTAGAACAAGGAATCAGGCATTCGAATTGCAGTGCCTGTTGGAATGAAGAAGACGCTGGTAGAATCAGTCGCAGACAAGTGGCCAACGAACAATTTAAAGACTTGGTAATCAAACCCGAGAAACCACAGTTAGTAGATCTCAAACCTGGCAATACTTGTAACCTTGCTTGCCGTACATGCTGGCCCGAAGTGTCTAGCAAATGGTATAGAGATTACTGGGAAACAGATGCACATCGTTGGGAACCGGACTATAAGAAATATCTCAGCAGCTGGGGCAGGATTCGCAGCAGCTATACCAATGACAACACTCGTCTTTGGACTGATCTAGATTCTTGGTTCTCGGATGTTGTTTACTACGATATCTACGGTGCTGAACCCATGCTGCTGGACAAAGTATTTGACATCCTGCGCCACAGTGTTGAAACAGGCAAAAGCCAGGAGCAAAGTCTGCATGTCAATACCAATGGCACAATTTGGAATCCAGAATACATTGACATACTGACTCAGTTCAAACAGGTCAATATTGACATCAGCATCGACGGCATTGGTCCGCATTTTGATTACATTCGCTATGGCGAAACTTGGGCCACAGTTGAGCAGAATTTGAATCGATATCAAGACCTCGCTAACAACAATCCCAACATCAACATCTGTATCTGTGTTACTGTGTGCTCCTTGAATGTGCTGTATATCAATCAGCTTGAACAATATTTTGTTGGTAGAAAACTGCCTATGTTCTTCAACATGGTGCATCATCCGCATCACATCAATGTTCGTAGTTTGCCCGATGTAGTAAAGGCTCAAGTGCGACAGCAAGTTGAGTCGGAACTAGTGCGTGGCAGAAGTGTTCATCATATTACCAGTGTGTTGGACTTCATGGACATGCCCTTGGACAATCAAGCACAGAGCTGGCAGAAGTTTTGTGACACAACAAAAAAGCTAGATCTGTTGCGTGAACAAGATCTAGCTCGGACGTTTCCTGAATTTTGGAAACTAATTGAATCCCATTGGTTAGGTAATTGATCCTTTGATCACTGCATAGCGTAGCACAATGGCTTCGCCGAGTGTTCCGCCAGTGATGTTTCTAACACTGATCACTGCATTGCCGGTGTTACAGGCAGCGTCAAGATTATACGCAGCAGGAGTGGCTGCACCACTTACTACATTGAGTACCATTACGTCGCGGTTGGCGATAGTAGAATTAGTCAGTGTAAAGCTCACAGTAGTGTCAGCACCCAAGTTAGTGCTGGCCATGGTAATTTCTCCAGACGGTTTGTTGATGGTAACACCAGCAGTTTTGTTTCCGCTCTGTGTAGCTGAACCGCCTGCGCCTGTACCGTAGCCCACAGTACCGCCATCAGTTAAGGCTACGCCGCCAGTTCCAGTAACAGTAACATTACCGGCGGTTGAAATACCTGCAGAAGTAATAGCGGCACTTAGAATACGGGCATTGCTTCCTACAGGTGCATTATAGAATTGAATTTCAGATCCTTGCGCAGTGCCACTGTAGGTTTCCTTGGCAACCATGTCAATGGTACATGGTGCTAGACCGCCGCCTGAAGGACCGTATGATGTACCATTCCAGCCCACAGCAACAAATCTCGACAGAACATCATTGTTCTGTGGTACAGCGGGCACATTTACGTTGCCTCTTGCAAATCTGCCTACATACGCAGGATTGGCACCTGCACCAAACGCATCGTTGGTAATTCTGCTGGTTACGCCGTCGTTGCCGGTGATGTGGAGCATGCCGCCAGCATTGGTCACAGCTTGATAATTACCCGATGATGATCCTACAATATTTAAAGCACCAGCAGTGTTAGCAGCAATAGCAGCAGGTGCTTTAAACTCTACAACACCACTGTCTAAAACTTGGAATGATACATTGCCTGTGCTGGTGTAAGTTCTTAAATTACCGCCAATGTTTACGTTGCCCAATATGCCTGTACCGCCGTCGACTACCAAGGCCCCGGTAGTTGTTGACGTACTCACAGTGTTAGAAGTAATGTGAACTGGATATGAGTAAACATTCAATGGACGGTTCAAGTCTTGGATGGTAATGTTGCCGCCGCCGTCGCTGGTAGAAAAATCAAATTGATATGTTCCTGCTTGGTTAAATGTGATCACACTGTTTGCAAGGCCTTCGATGCCAGTGGTACCGTAAGTAACTGCTGCTGGCAGCGTCACTGTGCGTCCTGCGGTGTCGATGTTTAACTGTACTCTAGTGGCGCCATAGCTGCCAGAAGTGGGCCAATTAGTAAAACTCAATCCAATGTTGCCAGTGGTGGCAATTCGTTGATAGTGACCTTGACTGTAATCTATACTGATAGGTCCCGATGTAGTTGCAATGTTCACTGTGTCTGCACTAAAATTGCGTATCTTGGCGCCGATCAGCGGAGCACCCAACATGTTGTTTTGGGTAGTAAGAGCACTGCCACCAGTCAGTGCAGCAGTCAGCACAGATTTGGTTTGTAGTTCTGTGATTTCACTGGCTGCTGCTTGGAAGTTGGTTTTGGTTGCAGCGAAGTTGTCGCGGAACCCTTGGGTGTTATTGGGCTGACCCGCTACAGGGTAAGCATCGTTGATATCATTGGGATTGATTGCACTGGTCATGTTTTTTCCTTGGCTTCAAGAGCATTAGATATTTATTAGAACCGAAAAGCCGCTAAATAATCCAAAGGCCCACAGAAATGCAGAAAAAGACTCGAAGCATCTTAGAAGAATTAGATAGCCTGTACGACGAAAAATACGCCGAGCGAGATCGCCGACACGTAATTGAAGCTCGTGCCAGTAATGTTATTGCCTCTGCAATTCGACTGCTAGAACAAATTGAAGCTGAGTTTCCTGCGGAACAAGCAGACAATCTCACTAGAAAATTGCTCAACGCTATAAGAACAAAAGATGCGGGCAAATTTAACCGCAGCGTAAGGAAAACAGATGCAAATTTTTGAAATAACACAACGTAAGCGCACTGACGAAGGCGTTCTAAGCACCGCAGGGGCGTTTGCAAAAGGGGTAGGAAAATCACTGGTTGATAAATTTGTTAGATCTACACTGCCTGGCGTGAGCGCTTTTGACGAGCCCGATAACGATACATCTACACAAACACCCGCAGCACCAGCCAAGGTACCAACTCCTGCTGCTCCTGTTGCTGAGCCAACAGCACCTGCAGCAACTACTGAGCCTACACCTGCCAAAGGAGATGTTAT